GGAGTTAAACTTGGTGTTTCATCAAGAGGTGTGGGGTCTTTAAACAAGACTAACGAAGGATACTGTGTGGTGGGAGAAGATTTTACTCTTGCAACTGCTGCTGATATCGTTGCAGATCCCTCTGCTCCAGATGCTTTCGTAGATGGCATTATGGAAGGAAAGGACTGGGTATGGGATGGTGGCATACTTCGTGAGAGGATTGCAACTAAAACATATAAAAGAATCAACACTCTAGTTGATCAAAACAAATTAGACGAAAAGAAATTAAGCGTCTTTGAAGATTTCTTAGCAAATCTTTAAATATATAAATAAAAACAGATTATACAAAAGGTAATTCGGAGAGTTCAAATGTCCCGTGGGAAAAATTTACAAGAAATGGAGAACGCCGTAACCAAGGGTGCAAAACCAGCTGAGCCTATGCAAACCATGGCAGGCGTGAGTTATGAAGACCTCGGTGGCCCAACTCCAGAAAATAATTCACCAACAGATGATTCTAATAAATTAAAGGATCCAGCTGGTGAAGGTTCATATGCAGCAAATTTAAAATCAGTAAAAGGTGTTATGGCTAAATCAGAAGCTCCTAAAGCTCCAAAAATGGAAGAAGCAGAAACTGAAGAAGAAGTAGTTGCAGAAGACCAAACTTCTGAAGAAGAAGTAGTCGCTGAGGAAGAAGTTACTGAAGAGGAAGTTACTGAACTTCCAGAAATCACTGATGAAGTAGACATCGATGATGATGTTAATGCACTTCTCGGTGGTCAGGAACTCTCCGAAGAGTTTAGAGAGAAAGCTAAGACAATTTTCGAGGCTGCTCTAAAGTCTAAAGTTACCGAACTTAGAGAGGCCATGGAAGCTCACTACGAAGCAAAGCTCGTAGAAGAGGTCGAAGGCATGAAAGACGAACTTATCGAGCGTGTTGACTCTTACTTAGAGTACGTCGCAGATGAGTGGTTACAAGAAAACGCACTCGAAGTAGAGCGTGGACTTAAGTCCGAAATGACTGAATCATTCCTTGCTGGAATGAGAGGTCTATTTGAAGAACATTATGTATCAATCCCTGAAGATAAATATGATGTCGTTGAGAATATGGTAGACAAACTTGACGAAATGGAATCAAAACTCAACGAGCAAATCGAGAAGAATATAACTATCACTAAGAGTCTCGCAGAGGCAACAGGTGGTAATATCCTTTCCGATGTTTCTGAAGGTCTATCGACCACTCAGAAGGAAAAGCTCGCTTCACTTGCCGAAGGTGTTGAGTTTGAAAGTGAAGAATCTTATAAGGAAAAGCTTGAGACTTTAAAAGAGTCATATTTCAAGACTGCTCCAAAAAGAAGTGACTCGGAAGTGTTAAACGAAGAGGCTGCAGTATCAGAGACAACATCTAATGCTATGTCAGCATACATCCAGGCACTATCCCATGCCACTAAAAAGTGAATCTCAACTTGTTAATTAATCAAACGTAAACTTATTAGGTAAAAACGCAAATGTTTGGCAACGCAGAACAATTGCAAGAGAAGTGGAAGCCCCTTCTAGAACATGATGGAATTGATGAAATCAAGGACAATCATCGTAAAGCGGTAACTGCTGTCTTGCTTGAGAACCAAGAAAGATTTTTAAATGAGGAAAGATCATTCCTCTCAGAAGCTCCAACAGTTAATACTAACACTGGATCCAGTGCTGGTTTCTCTGGTGGTGCAACAGCAACAGGCCCTGTTGCTGGTTTTGACCCAGTTCTAATCTCATTGATTAGAAGATCTATGCCTAACTTGGTGGCATATGACCTTGCTGGTGTTCAACCAATGAACGCTCCAACAGGACTTATTTTCGCAATGAGATCCAGATTTGTTGATGGCACAAATGCTAACAACATGCTTGGAACAGAGGCATTATTCAACGAACCAGACTCAGGATTCTCTGGACAGACTCAAGAGAATGGTCTTACAGACGGATTTACATCTGTTACAACTGGTTTAGGTACAACTGCTCAGTCAGGTACTAACCCAGGCGCACTTAACCCTTCAACATCAGCAACTCAGATTGCATATGATGTAGGTCAGGGTATGCGTACAGACGACGCAGAAGATCTCGGAGATTCAAGTAAGTCTTTCAATCAGATGGCTTTCTCAATCGAGAAGGTTACTGTGACTGCGAAGTCAAGAGCTCTAAAAGCAGAGTACAGTTTAGAACTTGCTCAAGACCTTAAGGCAATCCACGGATTGAACGCTGAGGCTGAGTTAGCAAACATTCTATCAACTGAGATTCTTGCTGAAATCAACAGAGAAGTTATCAGAACAATCTATAACGTCGCTGAACCAGGTGCTCAAGCAAACGTTGCTTCAGGTGGAACATTCGACTTAGACACAGACTCCAACGGAAGATGGTCAGTTGAGAAGTTCAAGGGTCTTATTTTCCAGATGGAAAGAGATGCTAACGCAATCGCACAAAGAACTCGTAGAGGAAAGGGTAACATGATCCTTTGTTCTGCTGATGTTGCTTCTGCACTAACAATGGCTGGTGTACTTGATTATACACCTGCTCTAAACGCTAACCTTAATGTAGATGACACAGGCAATACATTTGCTGGTGTGTTACAAGGTAAGTACAGAGTGTACATTGACCCATTTGCTGCTAACGTAGCTGCAACTCAGTACTATGTGATGGGTTATAAAGGTTCTTCACCTTATGACGCTGGATTATTCTACTGCCCATACGTTCCTTTACAGATGGTTCGTGCGGTTGGTCAGGATACATTCCAACCAAAAATTGGATTCAAGACCAGATATGGTATGGTCGAGAACCCATTCTCACAAGGTACAACTCAGGGACTTGGAACACTCACACGTAACACAAACCGTTACTACAGAAGAGTTAAGGTTACAAACCTTATGTAATAAATATCTCGTTCGAGATAACAGAGACTCCTTCGGGGGTCTCTTTTTTTGTCAATGTTTTGAAACCTAAATAATGTTACAGGAGGTTAAGACGAATGTTACATTTACTAGGTAGAGGAATAATGCCAGAATGGGATGATGAGAAGCACGACAGAGATGAGGTCTTTGCCTTTCTGTGTTACCGTGGAACTCACTATGCAAAAACGGTTTATATAGATTTCTCAATGGAGGGTCCTTCTTGGTTTCTAAATAATCCTAGAAAAGATGATCCTAAAATTAATACCTAACACACATCCAATACTACACGAAAGAGTCAAATCTTGTAGTGATGACTTAGACCGTCGTGAAATGTCTCGTATTCTGAAAGAGAATATGTTTCATTACAAAGGGATTGGTTTATCTGCAAATCAAATTGGCATAAGTGAAAGAGTATTTGTGATGATGTTGAATATCGAAACAGAGGAAACAATTACTTGTTTTAATCCTCGTATTGTCAAAAGATATGAGGATGATATTTGGTTTGAAGAAGGATGCTTATCTTTTCCTGATGAGATTATAAACATTCAAAGACCAGATAGAATTGTTGTAAAATATGAAGATGAAGATAAAAAAGACCATAAAATAAAATTAGATGGATTTGCAGCAAGAGTATTTCAACATGAGTATGATCATTTACAAGGAATTGTTTTTACTGAAAGACAATAAATAATCAAAAAGATAATGACTAATTCGGCATTCGGAAAACAAATAGCAAATAGAAATTTTCTATCAGGAGTAGGATTTAAATTTAATTTGACTAAGTTTCCGAAGGTTGACTTTTTCTCAAATTCTGCTAGAATACCAGAGTTAGCCTTGAACTCGCACAGCAATCATCATATTTAAAAAATATTGCTGTACCAGGTGAAAGATTAACTTATGGAGATTTTACTCTTCGTTTTTTAGTTGATGAAAATATGGAGAACTATCAATCAATTTATGATTGGTTGACAGGTTTAGGATTTCCAGAAACGACAAAAGAGTTTGCCGAAATAATCAAAGACAAAGACGGACAAAGAGATCCAAAAGAAGCATTTTGTGATGGAACTCTTAGAATTTTAAATAGCAACTATCGAGA